CATTTGCTGTAATAGGATCGGGTGTCGTTACGATCATAAACGCTTTCGCGGGGTTCAAGTCTACTCTATCTATAGTATATAGTGAGTTTGAATAATCGCCTTTAATTACGTCGTTTGCACTCAGTAAGCTAGAGAGTTCTTCAACAATCAACGTACCAGTAACGTTATTCGCAAAGTAAGTTACCTTACCGGTAATATTTTTAGCTTCTACCCTGATAGTTTCGCCAGTGGTGTAAACACCATTACCTGTAGCAACATTTACGTATACTTTTTGACTATCTAGATTTCTAGTGTCAAGATACACGTTAGTATTTGCTTTGTTAATTATCTTACCTGTTTTTAGTGCTGGGAATATGTACCCTTTTAGAGTAAACGTGAGTTCCCAGATTATAAGTCTAGTCGTCATCATATCGCCTTCATAATCAATAGAAGGAGACACGTCATTTAATATAATAGGAATATCGTATTTCTGATCCATTCCCTCAATTAGGTCTACAGTAACAGTAAAATCAGGAGTAAAGAAAGGTAAGATTTGTTCTAGTATTTGCGTACCATCTTCAGTATTTCTCACGTAAATTGATAACGAGAAATTAAAATTGTATGGAATAGGCGCGTATTGAACGTTTGCTGTAGATCCGTTGATTGCAGAAAAGTTTTTTAATGACGTCATCTGCTTTCTTGATGTATCATAATTGATACCAGTCATATCAAAACTTATTCTAGGAACAGCAGTAGCAATACTTTTAATTAAATCTGGATCAGATGTTAATCTAGTTAAATACTTTTCTTTTGGACCATATGACAACGGAACTTTTATACGTTCGTATTCGGTTACTTGATTTAAACTTCTTCTAACAACAGTAATGTCGTTGAATAGTGTGCCAAACGCCACAACTATTTTTCTTATAGTTCTATTATAAAAGTGCGCGTTTTTTAACATTATGTTTCTCCGAACGGATTAGATTCAGTGAAATCAATAATTAAATCAGATTCCGTTTGAATACGTTTATTGTCTGCAATATCTTCAAATATAGAGTTGAAAGGAGACTCGTCATCAACAAGAAGAACGCTTCTAATTGATCCTGAAGTGTTACCTTTAACATTACCTGTAGTAAATGTACCCTTCACTCTAATGATATCCATGGTAGAGTTAGCGGTGTATGAATACACAACAGCTTGGGCGGTTGATGTTGCTAATGACGTACCTTGGTATACAATCTCGTCCGGTATAAACATACCTGTCGACCAAGGAGCTACGACTGAGTTTGCTATTGGTAATCTAGTTTTCTTATACGCAGATCTAATTTGAATGTCTATTTCTTCAATACCAGTCTCTATAATCTCTTCAGAGAATACAAACTGTTTTAGTTTTAAAGCGTAAAGATAAACGTTTCCGCCACGACCTCTACCTAATGTGTGAAACATTGCTTGATCGTTCTCGTGTTCAACGAACGTGATCTCAAAAAGGTTTTGTATCATTGGCACGTACACCAAATCGCCTTCTCTTGGTCGATCTATAGTGTTGTTTGACATTTTGAATCTACGACGAGAGACTAACATAGTTATCTCATCACGAATTTCTAGACCAAATTTAGAAATGAAGTCGCCTTCACCATCCATACCAGTAACATTCTCGAGATACATCTCAACTGGGGTTGCTCGTCTAAACTCAGAGGTGACGTCTTCGCCATAAATATAATCAATCTGATCACGAGAAGAACGCTCTATGTAAAAGACATCCATGCCTTTTATTTGCATAGCCTCGATAACCAAATCCTCAACTAGAAGTTGTTCTGGTGTGACTTGATTTACAGGAAAATTATTAAAATAGAAGTTTGTACTAATTTTGAACCCCTAACTGTTGCAGCTTTCTTTTCTGCCACATCAACTTAATAGCTTCTGAAAGAATTTTTCTTTTTTCGGGGTCAGAGTATCTTTTTTTATTTCTTTCAGAGCAGGTTTGTTTATATTCGTCACTTTTGGTCTTACCTAATTTAGCTAAACTCATTTTTTGCTTTGATATGTCCGAATGTTTTTTACCTAACATAGGCTCAACTTTTCGATTTTTTCTAGCAATTTTTAATTTATTTAATGTGTTTTCAGAGTGCTTTTTACCTAACATTCCACCTTGACCACCAAAAGTCATGTTATATCCATAACCTTCTTCAAAGTATGAGTTTGATTCTAAAATAAAGTAGTTTTCCATTTCTGATAATAAATAGTTTTTATCTAAAGATTCGAGTATAGTTTCCCAATGAAAAACATCCACACCATATTTTCGTATAGCTTTATGTAACAAGTATTTACTATTCGTATTTGCACTAGAAATATGTTCAATTATTCTTTTTTCTAATTTTTTATTAGTAAAACCTATGTAAGTTTTACCGTTTATTTTATTAGTGCACTTATATATTCTATAAATCTTTAGCATGACTATCCGACGTACATATCGCCTGGTAACACATTTGTGCTAACCAAATCTTCTTCTAGTTTATCTATCTCGGTTTGTGCTTCGCCCATGATGCGAACGCCATCTAGCGTTACACCACCAGGCATTTGAATACCTGAAAACTTACTTAGGTTATTACCCCATTGAAGTTTGAATAATGCTGTGCCGTATCGTTTTAACCATCTATCATTCCAAACGTCTGATATGCCTGTCTTCGTCATAGTGACTGAGCCACTTGTAGCAAACGGACTATCAACCTCAACTTGTGTTGGTGAAATGACTTTAGTAATACGTTTAGTTTCTGTGCCAAATACAACTTCATCGTCAGGAATAACCTGTTGATCAAAAACTGTTGATGTGCCTGTGACCGTGTTTGACGATGTACTGATTGCACCTGTACCAGATAACGTTATTGAATCTGGAGACATAGTACGATAGCACTCAATTACAACGTAATCACCAACTTTAACATCACGAGTCCAGTCAATATCTAATCTCAATTTATTACCGTGCCGATTGAATCTATACTGAGGAGTACCCGAGAACAACAAGTTTAGTGTTTGTAAATGTTGCATCGTGATTTCGTATGATACGTACGATACAGAAGTAAAGTCGTATAGATCGTGTAGACGCAACTGATATCTCATATCAAACATATTGATAGATGAGCTTGCTTGATCAAACGGAAGAACTCCAACGACAAAAGTAATAGCTTCAGGAGTATAAATCCAACCCCTATCAATATCCGATTGAGTGATACAGTGCTTCATGAAAATTCGTTCAGCGCCGTCGTAATGATAGTCGTTGAAGAATTGAAGCGCTTGGTCAATTCTATCGTCCATTTGGTCTTCATCTATGTTAATTTGAATAACAGGATGACCTAACTGTCTTAAACAGTAGTCTCTGAATTGTGCTCGTGTGGTAGGAGTTGCCATATTATTCCATTTGTTTTAAATAGTATCTTCTATTTATATAACTAACTCCACTTGGGTCCATCAAACCAACAAGCCAGACTGTATCTGGTGCCTTTAGTTACTGGATTTGCTTGATGTTCTATAAATGACGGTAAGAAGAATGCTGTTCCTTGCGATCTGATTTCACTAGCGTCAGGATATTGAGTAATATTAAACATCTCAAAATCACCCCCTTCATATGTAGAAGGATCTGTTAATTGAACAACCGCAGTCAATTTTCGATGGTAGTCAGGATCGTTATTCATCCAAAAGACGTCGTGATGTCTTTTATATTCACCTTGATAAGATTCATCATACTCAGCTAGCTGTATATAAGAGATTCTTGTTACGTTGAACTTAAAGAAGTCATCGTTAGCTTGAATTGCTAATTTCCACATAGTATCAAAAAGAAAAGCAAAATTAGGATCGGTTTTTTGAATAAATCTAATCTTGCTTTTTCTCATATCACTTACTTGCAATTCACCATTGACACCAATTTTTGCGTCTTCAGCAGGTAATTTTAAACCTAATTCTAATATATGAGCACACATCTCAGGAGTAAAATACTCCTTAAAATAACACCATTCACCCTTCATAACAACACTCCAAATTATTTAGACTTCTTTAACTCATCTACTTCTGCTTTTAATTCTTTAACTAATTCTTTTAACTCAACAAGTTCTTTGGCTAGCTCAACCGCAGAAGTCATCGCCGCATTGCCGTATGCTACAGATAAGAAGCCATCTGCATCTTCTATAACTGCTTCAGGTAATAATTTTTGTAATGATTGTGCTGAAACACCAACTTGAGTTATAGCTTCGTCTGTACGGTCATATACCCCAGCTTTTACATTGGCTAATTTTTCAACAAAGTTTTCTGTAACAAGACGCCAGTTTTTCTTTTTACGCTCGTCAGAATACGCAGTGACGTTGCCCGCCATAGTCAAGTTGCCTGACATATCCATTTGGAAACGATTTGCACCAGCAGACCAACCACCTATACGAAACACATTATCTGAGTCTAAACCCATATTGACAGCATAATAACCACCACGATGGAAAGACATAATCGCGCCAGTATTTCCTGTTGAATATGCTTGTAATGGCGGGCTGTCGCTTGTTGTATTTCTATTTGATTGAAAATAATTTTGGCCAGTCCACGTGTTGGTTATACCTAGTATCGAAGCACCAGAAGGACCTGTAGGGCCAGCTGGGCCAGTTGGGCCAGTTGGGCCAGTAGGACCAGTGGGACCTGCAACGGATGACGCTGCACCAGTTGGACCAGTTGGCCCTGGAGGACCTGCAACGGATGACGCTGGACCAGTAGGACCAGGAGGACCAGCAACCGTTGATGCTGCACCAGTAGGACCAGGAGGACCAGCAACCGTTGATGCTGCACCAGTGGGACCAGTTGGACCAGTAGGACCAGTAGGACCCGCAACCGTTGATGCTGCACCAGTTGGACCAGTGGGACCAGTTGGACCAGTAGGACCAGTAGGACCCGTTACACCAGTAATTGCAACGTTTGATATCGATGATATTCTACCATTTGCGGCTAAAGTTATTACAGGAACAATTGTATTATTACCGTAAATACCTGCTGTAGTAGATATAGTTGTAACGTCAGTATTAGCTATAGCAAAAGCGGCATTAGCATAGACACCTGAAGTGACTGCTCGTTGGTCAGCGGTAGCGGCATTTGTAGTCGCGGTGTT